ACAGATAGCCAAGCTGTTTAGCAAGATTGATGACACTAATTCCAAGATACAAAAGATATTTAATATGCTTAACCAAATTAGGTATTTTTTGTTAGGTGGTTTTGCTTACTTCTTAGCTTCTGAAGTAGGGATTTTTAATGTATTGAGGTTGGTCGCATGATTGGATTTTTAACTAATGTAGCACCAATTGCACTTGGATTTGTTGCTAAATTGTTTGCACTTAAAAGTCAAGCAGCACAAGAACAACAAAAATTAATGATTCAGAACCTACAAGTTCGTAATGATTCTATTAATATGGCAAGAGATCGAGCAGACAAAGAAAGTCCAATGGCTGCTATGAATCGAAGAATTATTATTTTAACTATACTAGCTTTAGTTATATTTACACAAGTAGCACCTGTATTTTGGGATATACCAACAGTTATTCCTACAGTTACAGAAGGTTTTGATATTTTAGGGATTCAATTGACACCTGATGTGATAGAATATGTTAGTGTAGAAGGGATGTTGAAATTTGATGAAATATTTGGATGGGCAACAATGATAATCGAATTCTACTTTGGAGCGCAACTAGCAAAAGGTAGGTAAAAATGAAAAGGGCGATTGTTATACCCGATCAACACTTTCCGATACATGATGAGAGTGCGGTCAAAGTTGTACTAAAGGCGATAGAAATTATTAAGCCAGACATATTTATTAATCTGGGTGATGTTGGAGAATGGAATTCTGTATCGGGTCATAGATACAAAAGGCAAAAAAGACCACCATTAGAATACCAACTACCAGAGATAGACAAAGAAGTTAAAGCTGTAAATAAGCAAATAGACAGGTTTGACAGGGTGTTAGACAAGATTAAATGCAAAACTAGACATATACTTGCAGGTAATCATGATGAGTGGCTAGATGCCTTTGTAGAGGAAAACCCATACCTAGATCAGTATTTATTTAGAAATGCTTGTAAATGGGATGACAGGGGTTATGAGTATCGTAAGTACAATGAGGTTTTAACCATTGGTAAGTTGTCTTTTGTACATGGTGCGTATACAACAACTACTCATGCTAAGACACATTTAGAAAGATATGGTACAAACATTATGTACGGACACACACATGATGTTTCAAGGTTTTCATCAACAAGATTATTAGATGGAAATATAAGTGCTTGGTCAATGGGTTGTTTAAAAAATATGTCAGCAGAAAACAACACATGGTTAAAAGGCAGACTACATAACTGGAATCATGCTTTTGGTATTGTAACTTTTTTTGACAATGGAAATTTTCAAGTTGAAGTTGTAGACATAGTAGATGGTAGATGTTCAGTATGGGGAAAAATAATTAAAGGATAGGTTATGACTTATAGAGAATTAATTAATGAAGTTTTAATAAGATTGCGTGAAGATACAATCGCAACAGATTGGTCAGGTGCTATTAACGATAGTTCAAATGTATCTGCTTATCACAAAGTTATAGGATCATTAGTTAATGATGCTAAAAGAGGTGTCGAAGAAAGACATGATTGGCTTAATCTTAGAGAAACAGTTGATATATCTACAGTAGCAAGTACAAAAAACTACAATTTATCATCTGGTCAAGAAATAAAAATATTGGATGCCATAAACAACGATACAGGACTTCATTTACATCAGGTAAGCAAACAGTATATTAACACCGTAAAATACCCTACAGACGATACTGGTGAGCCTTTATATTATGCTTTTAATGGTAGTGATAGTTCTAATAATTTAAAAATAGATTTTTCACCAGTTCCTACTGAGGCACATACTATTTCATTTGATATAGTTAAATATCAAGATAAATTAACAGATGCAACAACTGTGCTTAAAGTTCCTGCTCAACCAGTTATTCTTGGAGCATGGGCTAGGGCAATATCAGAAAGAGGTGAAGATGGTGGAACGCAATCTAGTTTAATGGCTCAAGAAGCTAATGAAGCACTTAAACAGGCAATCATATTAGATAGTGGTAATACAAAATACGAATCAGATTGGTTTGTAAATGAAAACCATAGTAGTCAATACGCAACAGGATTAAATTTTAGATAATGGCAAAACAAATATCATATCAATCTTTAACTGATATTGGGTTAAATGGGTTAAATACACAAAGTAACCCTGCTTCTTTAGATTTATCTTATTTAGTTAAAGCTGAAAATGTAGTAATTAGAGAGTCTGGTCGTATTGCTTTTAGAAAAGGTTTAAAACAAAAAGTAGCACCATCAGGCACATCTATAGCATCTATACATGAGCATGACGATCAAGGTACAAATAAAATTGTTGTTAGTTATGGCACAAGTATTTATGTTGTTGATTTTACTTCACCAGCATCAGCGTTTCCTAGTAGTGGTGCTGATGTTAAACATACTGTATCAGGTAGTTCTGGTAACTGGCAGTTTGTAAATTTTAACGACAGATTACATTGTTTTCATGCTGGTATAGAACCACAAAGATACGATGGTAGTTTAAGTTCTGGGTCTAGGTGGACAGCACATGCAACTAAACCATCAACCGTTTCTTCTAATCAATTTAAACCTACTTGTGGAATGGGTTATTACGGAAGAATATGGGCAGGTGGTGTAGCAGAATCACCAGATGTTGTTTATTATTCAAACTTGTTAGATGGTGATGACTGGACAGGTGGAGATGCAGGTTTAATAGATTTGTCTAAAGTTTGGGGTATTGATGATGTTATTGCTATTGCACCTTTTTATGGCAAGTTAGTTATATTTGGTAAAAACAACATTGTTATATATGACAGGCCAGAAACAGTAGGATCACTTGCACTTAATGAAGTTATTAGAGGTGTTGGTCTTGTATCAAGAGATACAGTTCAAGCCATTGGTGATGATCTTGTATTTTTATCTAATACAGGTCTTAGGTCGCTAGGAAGAACAACTGAAAAAGATAAACTGCCTTTAACTGATCTAAGTGTAAACATTAAAGATACTTTAATTAGAAATATTGGACAAAGTTCAAATGTTAAAAGTGTTTATGTTGAAAACGAAGGTATTTACATAATGTCATTTGTTGATAAAAACATTACTTATGTGTTTGATTTTAAACATTTCACACCTAATAATGCACCAAGAATAACAACTTGGACTTTTGATAATAACAGAGAGCCAACAAGTTTATCTTATACAGAAACATATGGTTTGCTTGTCGGTCAGAAAGATGGTGGTTTAGCAGGTTATGAGGGATATTATGATACTGATCTAGCAGGAGCATCAACTTATAGTTATAGTTCTTATACAAGTAGTATAGCAACAACATGGATTAATTTAGGTGAGTCTATAGCAGCTTCATTTTTAAAAAGATTGTTTTTAGTTTTAGAAGGTGGTTCTGGAGCAACATTAGGATTAAAATGGTATAAAGATTATAGTCCAAGTCCATCTGAAACTACTTCTATAACTTTAAATCCTACAACTACAGGTAGTACAGCTTTGTGGGGTGCGAGTACATCTTTGTATGGTAAATCTGGTGTAACTTACAAACCTATATATGGATTACATGAATACAAAACACCGTTAACTGGTTCGGCAAAAAACCTTAAACTAGAGATAGATATTGAATCAAACGGATTTGATGCTTCTTTACAAGATTTAACTTTATTACATAAACAAGGAAAGATAAGATAATGGCAAACTATACTATAGCTGTCGGATGGTCTGGCAAAGATGCACTAGCAGATTCCGATGCAGGAAAAGTAATATCTGGTGCAGATTTTAATACTGAGTTTACAGCAGTACAAACAGCAGTTAATACTAAGGCTGATCTAGCAGGTAGTGCCTCACAAGCATTTAGTGCAACTACTGCTTCAGCAGATACAAACACAACACAAGTAGCAACAACAGCTTATGTTCAGACTGAGATAGGTGCTGGCAAGAATGGACACGGTGATAGAACAGTAAGCACTTCTGCTGCAAGTGGTGGTTCTAACGGAGATATTTGGTATCAAGTAGCAAGTTAATATGACTTTAAAGATAAACGATTCTGGAACTTGGAAAGAACCTACAAAGGTTTCTGTAAAAGATGGTGGTGCTTGGAAAGAAGTATTAACCGCTAGTGTCAAAGATGGTGGTTCTTGGAAGCCTTTTTATCAAAGGAAATATACTTATACAGTTTCAAGTAATGTTAATAAATTAGACCTAGATACTGTACTTACTTCTGACCAAAAATTAGGTGATGTAGATGTAGTCATTAACTCGGGTGTTTATGTTTATTCAGATTCAACTAGCACCCCTGCCTTGCTTACTGGAAGTGGTGTTGCTGGTGTTCTTACTATTATTAACAATGGCTATATTTATGGTGCTGGAGGGTCAGGAGGTAGTGGAGGTGCTGCTTCTGCTAATGGCTCGTCTGGCGGTAATGGTGGCACAGCTTTAAAGCTAGAAAAAAATATTACTTTAGACAACAATGGCTCAATCCTCGGTGGAGGAGGAGGCGGAGGAGGAGGCGGTGGCTCGACTGATGACCAAAGTTTCTCTGACCGTGACTACGCTGGTGGCGGTGGAGGCGGAGGAGGACAATCCTTTGGCTCTGGGGGTTCAAGAAACGCTGAATGTAGTGGCTCTGGATGTATACGACAATCGGGTAACGGTGGAGCAGGTACTTTAACTGGTGCTGGCGGTGGCGGTATTGGTGCGATAGCAGGTGGTAGC